TGTATGTTAGGCATCGACGATACTGCTGAGGTATTTGTATTTGTATTTGGCGCTGCTATATTAGGACTTGCCATGATGGCATCTTGTGGAGGCAATTGGAATGCCCCAAATGCACCTGCTACGATTGTTCCCTGATTTGGACTAATATATAAATCATTTGCGGTCTTAGGAGCGGTGCCTCCTATATTACCTTCAATATAAACATTGTCCGCATTTAAATTTGCGGTACCGGTGACTATGTCGTATACCTCTCCTCCAGCTGCTGCTAGTGTTCCAAATCCTAGAAGAGTAGCAATGTTTTTGGTACCGATCTTCTCATCTATCAATTTGATTAGCTCATTAGACATTTGCAACGTTGTCGATTGAATATTGGTAGTTAACTGTTGTATATCTTCTATATGTTTTACTTGATCGCCAACCGCTTTGTTAATTGCTTCAGTATATGCTAAATTAGCTTTGTTACGTTGTTCTGCTTGTATGGTTAATACGCTTTCTGCGTCGGCTTGTTCCTCGGCTGTTGTTGATCTGGACAATTTATCTGCTGCATCGACTTGTTTATTATATTCGTCTGTAGCCATTCCTGACATCTCAGCATTCATTTGAAGATTTGAGTATATGTCAAGCAGTTTGCCTTCTTCGATGCCCAGTTGCTTTGCTAATGCCTGGCGCTGAAATATGTTATTAATTACGCCTTCGCCTTGGTCTTCTATAATTTCTGTTAACGCATCAGACATAGCGTTGAGATCTTGACTTACTGCAGCTTGACGAAACTTTTCGGAATTAATCTTTTTACCGCCCAATAATTGCAATTCTAATTCGCTAGATATAGATGATTCAATATCCAAGAATTTATTTGATGTTGTGACTAAGTCTTTGAATGATACTCCTAGTCTAGATGCCTTTGCGGCTGCTTTTCCTATAACTTCTGCACTTTTCCCGTATGCAATACTAATCTCAGGTCCAGCATCAGCAATTTGCTGTAATATGTCTGCATATACGCCTGTTCGGCCGGTGTTTTTTGCAATGCTAGCAGCAACCGATGCCAACTCATCATTAAATTTGCCTATGTCGCCAGAAGCCTTGCCTTGCACAACACTGTATTTTGTTAATGCAATCGATTGTTCTTCGGTTAATCCTAATACATCACGATACCGATTATATTGTTCTAATAAAACTTTGTTGCTACCCTTACCTTCTCCGATAACTTTAGAATAGCCTTTCACTACTTTATCTAGTTCAGTTGAATAAGTTCGTAGCTTAGCTGAATTGATACCTAATTGAACAGCGGTGTTGTCTAGAATCCCCCCTAACTCTGCAGCTGCTCGCACATTTAAATTTAAACTGCGTTGTAAAACTTCATTTCTTTGTGCTAATATCGTAACTTTATCAGTTACTCCTTCAACCATTTCTTGTAGTTTGGAAAATGCATTTTCTCTGACCATGTCAGCTACGCCAGAACCTAATTTATTAATTTCATTAAGAATATTATCAAACGATGGTGGCGTTTGTCCTAATCTAGGTCGTTGTTTTAACTGTGCAATATGGTTTGGAAGATTTGAATGCATTACCGACAATCTTTATTAATAAATATCTAACGTTTGTTTTTTATATCCGGTCCGCGGACAATTTTATCCGTATTAGTTTTGTTTTGAGTGTTTGTACTTGGATTCATTTTTTTATATAAAACTTCATTCATTTTTTTAATAAAGAATTTTCTTGTTGGAACTGGTAATTCATAAACAGTGTTCCAGTCCCATCTACCTTCTCCCCACCAAACCAAATCCCACATAGTATTCTGAATTGTTATGCGATCTTCGGGACTAAAACCAAAAAAGGTCTGCTCCAAGCGGAAACCCGGCGCGGAAGGTCTCCTTTTTACCTTCCTCAGTTTCATATTCAAATTCATATGAAAGATCTAAACCAGGTGTGTTATCTACTATATAGATTTGAAACTGTCTAGAATCTTGAGCTAAGAAATTATAACGAATATATTCTGATATAGCATTTGGTGATCGATCGTCATTAACTTGCATGATTACAGAATTTAAAAAATCAGATGTTTTTTCAGTTTTATCGCCAGCTGTTGGGAACTTAAATTTTATACAATCGCCAGATGATGTTGTATAATCAAATTCTCCGTTTTCGTCACTATCAATATTTAATGGCTTAATGTTTAATTGAGATAAGTCGACATCTTGTTCGATATGTTTGCCATTTGGTGCCTTCACTCGTACGGGATATTCTTTACCATAACTCAAAATACGGGCTGATATAACTAAACCGTTTTTATCGATAACTGAAATATCATTCATATCTACGTCGGTTACAATCAATGACTCTAACAACATATCCAAAGCAATACCTTTATCTATATACGATTTTGTTGTTAATATGTCTTCATCATAAGCAGTCATGTATCTCATTTCGATAGTTCCACTTCGTAGTGGATGTCCTTCTGGATACACTTTACCTTGCGAAATTAAATCGATTACTTCGGTTGGTATTCGTTTTACTTGTTTTTGTTCGTATTGCTGTTTTGCTACGTTAATCAGTTCCTGATCAGATAACTTGGTTGTCATTTTTGTCATGATATTTCCTTTATATAACCTTTATTATAAATATAATGTACAGTAAAAAGTGGGGCGATAAACCCCACTTCATGTTAATATAAATATGTTTGTTATCCTGCTTGATTTACATCTGCACTAAAATCTAATACTGCGAAATCATATGCCAATGTTAAACTAATTTCTACTGCTCCTTCTGTGCCCCAATCCATATCGCCGAAACTAGCATCTTTTATATACGCTCCTTTTAATTGCCAATATTCAACTTTTTCACCGGTGCCGGATAAACTATAAAAATCAATGTCTTTTTTATAATCGGTTGAATATCCATTACGACCTGTTAATGATTCGTGGTGTAGTCGTACCCATGTCATTGTTGCTTCAGCACCCGATGGAACAATTGGATCATACAATGTTATAGTTATATCATTCCAAGTCGACTTTCCTTTAAGTTTTCTGTCAACGTTTATATGATTTAAAACAACCGATCCGTTAGTCATGGAAGGCCGGCCGGCTGTTTTTATAAGATATGCTGGTATATCAGCAATGTACATGATAAATCGATTAGTATATTTTGGTTCCCATCCAAACGCGTTATCATATAAATCATTTAAACTGATTGCAGGTAATGTTGGTGTAAGTGCCATGAGTTATATCCTTATTCTTTTTATATAAATATCCGTTACAGTAAAAAAGGTAGAACCGAAATCCTACCTTTTTCAACTTATTTGAAATTTAATATTCTATACCGGGAAAGATGCTCCGGTTGGTTGAATATTAAAATCAAGAATAATAAACTCTGCTGTACGAGTTGGTTGCAAGAAGATTTGACCGTATAATATGTTCTGATCAATTAAGTCAGGTGTATTATTTGTCGAATCCATCACAACACGGAATGCATATAATCCTTGTCGTTGTTTTACTTGATCTAGATAAGGATTAACAATGTTTAAGAATTTATTTCTTGTCGCATCTGTATTTTGTTCAAATACTAAATATCGAGTCGATGAAGCAATAAACTTCTTAACCGTAATTAGCAATCGTCTAACATTCACACGATCCAATGCACTTGGTCTTGCTTGAAGTGTTTTCTGACCCCAAACTGCAATACCTAAATTAGGGAAGTTCGCAATAGGGTTGATTCTAGCTTCGTACAAGTCTCCTTTTTGTTTTGGAGATAAAGTTACATATGTATCTGTAACTGATGTTAGACCTCCTCTATTCAAGCCTGCCGGGGCATACCATGGTGCTGCAACGCTGTCGTTGAAAGCAATTACACCTGGCATCACAACTGATGGTGGAACCCATGTTGGTTTTCCGTTTCTAGGATCATTTATCTTAACCCAAGGGAAATATGTTGCAGTGTAACTTGTGTCTAAACCATTAACCGTTGTGATAGCAGTTGCAACTGAATCAGTGATTGCATTTGAATCCATGATATAGAATGTGTCTTGACGATCTTCAGCCAATTGACGCGCTGCTGTGGTTACCGCAGAATGTTTTGAATGAATAATACCTGGAGTTAACAACATGTTCATATCATAGTAATCAGTGTTACTAAGCAATGCGAATGCTTTTTTATAAGCAACCGTACCAGTAGTTGTTGAATCAGTGCAATCGAATCCAAATGTGTTAGATTCTTTTATATTAGTTCCAGAAAACTTAGGTAAATTAGGACGAGCTCCATCAAAACCACCTTGTGCCGGAACAATGAATTTACGAGTAGCTAAAGCAACATTTGTAGTCATTGTGCCTGCATTTAATGCCGCTGTCAAAGAACCACTATATGCAGAAGTTGTGTTAGGGAATCCTGCTGCTGCATCTTGTGATACATCTCCTAAGTAGAAATCAGCGTTGCTAGCCGTTGTAGAACCAGATGTTGGAATTGGTGCCAAATAGCTCATATTCGCTGCATCAGTAAAATCAAATCCATGGAAGTAATTGCTATTGAATGAACCGCCTACTGTTTGTGATGTTACATATGTAGCTGCTTCGATATTAGCCGATCCGGATGGATTAGGAATTGGTGATGTTAATGCACGGAATCCAAATGGTACCAATGTAGGATCAACGATCTTGTTTGCAACT